ATCCGCTTGTCAAAACAGAACCTGCGCCTATTTGTACTTGAATAGATGAAGTACCACTCGTACTTACACCATTAAACATCACAGTAATCCGCTTCACCCATGATGGGATAGAAGTAAAGTCAATACTTGTACCACTGGTAGAGGCAACCGCAGTGCCAGAGGTAATGCCAAGAATTGCGCCAGAGTTGATCGTGACGCTTGCTGATCCATCAATTGTTGTGCTCATTGTTTAGCCCTCGTACAAAATGTTGATTGAACCAAGGTCAAAAGTATCTGCGCCATTAGAGGTAACTCTGACCGCAGTAAGAACCGCGCCAAGGGTAACGGAGCCTCCTGTCATACAAACAAATTCACCAGAATTTTCCCCGCAAACACCTGATGCAGTCCATATGTTTCCAGACAAATTCATTATGGTTATATTGCCATTGACTGAAGCCGCTGCTGTTGAGTTAAACAAACCAAAACCCGTTGTGAAAGTGGCTGATGAAACTGATGATGCTCCAAATCTTGCACCGCCACCAACATAGCCAGTTGTTGCATATGTAGGTGTTGCACCTGTTCCTAACTGCACAAGAATGCTTGAAGCCGCGCTTAAACTTACAGTGTTCAACATCACAGTAATTTTCTTCACCCAAGCTGGCAACCCTGTAAAGTCAATGCTTGTACCACTGGTAGAAGCAACAGCGGTACTCTGAGTAATCCTCTGCAACTGCGCTCGTGATGCCGCACTGTCAGTCCCATAGAACTGACCGTTGTATTCAATCTGCCCAGCTGCGGCAGGACTTGATAGCGTGTCAGAAGTTAAAACAAGTATTGACATGATTATCCTTCGTACAGAATGTTTACAGACCCGGCATCAAAAGTGTCTGTGCCGCCTGCGGTGGTAATGCGAACACGGTCAAGAGTTCCACTAAGTGCAGGGGATGTTCCACCAATAGAACTTGCATTTGTACCGCTATCTGCCAAATAACCAGTTGCAACCCAAGTATTTGATCCTAACAAAGTTAAAGTTATAGCCCCTGATTGTGTATTTGCCGCCGCCCAATTTGCACCCCCAAATCCTGCACTGCTAGTTGAACCGCTTAAAGTTGCGCCACTAAAAAAAACTGCTCTGCTTGCGTATCCAGATGTAGTAACAGAACCAGAACCTATTTGAATTAAAAAATTTGATGTCGAGTTTGTACTCACCCCACTAAACATCACAGTGATGCGCTTCACCCAACTAGGAATGCCAGTAAAGTCAATTGAAGTACCTGATGTAGATGCAACCGCTGTACCCAAGACATTGACAGAATTGGTTGCAGTAGCTGCTTGAAGTGTTAGCGTGTTTGTACCCGCAACAGCAGGGGCAGCAAGTGTTACCGCCCCGCTGGTATCCCCCGAAATAACGACTGATGACATATATTTCCTTTACAGAACAACCCAGCGCGAGCCGGTTGGAATGGTGACGGTGATACCGCTGTTGATGGTGATAGGGCCAACAGAGTGCGCGTTGTTTGATGCTGTGATGCTGTAGTTACCAGTAACCACTTTTGTATTTTCATAGAAAACAGTGTCTGATCCTGCACCAGTTGCACCGCCACCCACCGCAGTAAAGGCAGTGCCGTTGTAGCCTTCAAACCGAGCCAGCGATGTGTTAAATCGGAGTTGCCCCGCAGCTGGTGAGCCTGTCCGCTGTGCCGTAGTGCCTGACGCAACCTTAATAAAGTCAGTGGCTGTGACATTCAATGTGCCAGCAACAGTCAGAGTCTTGCCAGCGCCAACATTTAAGCCAACTGAAGTACCTGTACCGGCGGCGGCAAATAATGCATCGACCAAATCCAGGTCCGCATTTACCTTATTTCCCCAAGTGTCAGTTGAGGCTCCTACTTCTGGCTTTGTCAGCAATAGGTTTGTTGTGGTGGTATCTGCCATTATTAAATCTCCTTACGCGGCTTCTTGCCAAGTGACTGAATTGTCTGCTAAATCTGTCCAGTTTTCTGAGGTGTCTGAAACTGGTGTCCAGCTTTCTGATGAATCGCCAGTTGGTGTCCATGTCTCGCTTGAATCAGACTCTGCCGTCCAGCTTTCAGCGTTGTCTGGCACCGCGCCCCAGCCAAAGCCGATCAACGTGCCAATAGCGCCAATTGACTCAACGCCAATTATGCCTATGGATATGACATTTGATACGCTGCCAACAGCGCCTGTGCCATCAATTCCAGTAATTTCTTGGAATATGATAATTTCTGCGCCCATAGTGCCAACAGCACCAGTTGCAGCGTTTTCAGAAATAGACACCAATGCGCTATTGACTACTGAGTCAACCTCTCCAGTTGATTGGTTTCCACTAATGCCAAGCTCTTTGCCAACCGACTCAACTGCTGTCGTTGAAGAGACTCCAGAGACAGATGTTGTCACTGACGGGCCAACAGTACCAACATTACCTGTAGCAATAACTCCATCTTCTTGTTCTGATATGTTGGCGAGGATGCTTCCAACGGCAGTCGTTGACGCATTGTTAGTCAACGCTAATGATGTTGCTCCTCTAGCAACAAAGCCAACAGAGCCAGTTGATGCGTTACCTGATGCAGTTGCAAGGATTGTCTCTGCAACGCTTCCTATGGCAGTCGTTGACGCATTACCAGTTATGGCATGGGTGCGTACCTCTGTGACGTTTCCAACGGCAGTTGTTGATGCATTACCTGTTATGGCAAAGGATGTAACCCCGCGAGTAACTGATCCGACAGCAGTTGTCGATGCATTACCTGTTACGGCATGGGTACGTATCTCTGTAACGCTTCCAACATCACAAGTTGATGCATTGCTAGTTATGGCAAAGGATGTAGCTCCTCTAGTAACAGAGCCAACAGCAGTTGTAGACGCATTGCCTGTTATGGCGTGAATACGTACCTCTGTAACGCTTCCAACATCACAAGTTGATGCATTACCTGTTATGGCGTGAGTGCGTACCTCTGTAACGCTTCCAACATCACAAGTTGATGCATTACCTGTTAACGCAATAGACCTTGTACTGGTAATGCTTCCAACATTACCAGTTGCGACTGTTCCATCCTCTTGAACTGATATTGTTTCTGTAACGCTTCCAACATCACAAGTTGATGCATTACCTGTTATGGCGTGAGTGCGTACCTCTGTAACGCTTCCAACATCACAAGTTGATGCATTACCTGTTAGCGCAATAGACCTTGTGCTGGTAACGCTTCCAACATTACCAGTTGCAACTGTTCCATCTTCTTGAACTGATATTGTTTCTGTAACGCTGCCAACAGCAGTTGTCGATGCGTTACCAGTTATGGCGTTAGTTCGTACCTCTGCAACGCTTCCAACGTCACAAGTTGATGCATTACCTGTTAACGCAATAGACCTTGTGCTGGTAACGCTTCCAACATCACAAGTTGATGCATTACCTGTTATGGCGTGTGTGCGTACCTCTGCAACGCTTCCAACATTACCAGTTGATGCATTACCTGTTATGGCGTGAGTACGTACCTCTGTAACGCTTCCAACATTACCAGTTGATGCATTACCTGTTATGGCGTGTGTGCGTACTTCTGCAACGCTTCCAACCGCAGTTGTTGAAAAGTTACCAGTAATTGCTTTTGATATGTTTACGCCAACAGTTCCAACATTGCCAGTTGCTACTGTTCCATCTTCTTGAATTGATATTGACTCTTGTAAGCTGCCAACAGCAGTCGTTGATGCATTGCCTGTAATAGCAATCGTCTTAACTGGTACGACAGAACCAACATTACCAGTTGCTGTATTGCTGGTAAGCGCTGTAAAGCCTACGCCATACTTACCTACACCATAATTTGCACCACCATATTGACCATAGTCATAAATGGTGGTGCTGTATGTGCCGGAGCCATAAGCACCACTACCATAAGCAGCCATGTTGCTGCCCCTTGGTTAAGCCAGCCTGATCAGGCCGGTGCTTGCGTCATTGGTAGGCATGGTCAAGGTAAACGTACCGGCGGTAACCGTCTGGCTGCCAAAGGTATGCACGCTAACTGCTTTATTTGACTGAGTTGAGTTATAAATCAGGACTGCATCAAAGGCCGTTGCTAGGGTAACAGTTGTGTAAGTGATGCTGGCACTTGGCGTTACAAACGCTGTAGTGCCGCTGGTGCTTGGCGCGGTGCCAAAGGTCACCGTCACGCCGCCTGCGGTGTAGTTAGTACCGGACACCTCGTTGGTTGCGCTGTAGGCTGTAGTGGCCGCGCTAACAGTAGCAGAGGCCAAGTACAGGGCAGCCTTAAACGTGTCGGCGGCAGTAGAACCGCGCACAACGCCAGTACCGAAATTGTGGTGGCCGACAAGCAGCTCACCTTTAAAACTGGTACACATTGCTTGAGTATTAGCCATGATTGCTTCCTTATTCTAAAGATTGGGCGACTGGTATAGCAGTCACGTTGCGTTTTAATTTCATATCGACTGAGCGATGCACAAGCTCGCCGTCTAGCCAATACTCAACCCACTGAGTTGTCTCATTGTCATTGTCAATTATGCCCTCTTTTTTTTCAAGAAGAGCGCTGTCCATTTCGCCTTTTGTTGTAGTAACAATAGCCATTTTTTATTTCCTTATCCAAATGTCCTTGCACGCGCCAACAGAGCGCCGCCAGAGGTTGATCCACGGTCATCAGCAACTTGCAACTGCTCTAAGCCAGCAGCATATAACGATGACCACACTGAGATTCTCGCATCATCTTGTAGATAAGGCGCAGCTTGTAACAGCGCACCGTACAGGTAAACGTCCGGTGCCTGAGTCAGCAGAAAATTAGTTGCAACAGTCGATGACAACTTGGTCAACTTGGCGTAGTAGACCAACTCAAAGGTGTACTCGCCATCAGGTATCGGCAGCAGCCGGAATTGATTGCCCACCACCGTGAAATACAGCGGTTTACCGCTGGACAAGTAGGTGGTATTCGACAGCTGATCCATTGCATCAATGGTCTGAAACTGCAAGTGCGTCACCGGATTGGTATCTAGCTTAATGGACTTGGTTTCCAAGAAGTCATCAGGCACCGTGCCGTACTCAGCGGCAGCTGCAAATGTTGCGTTGGCACGCACAATCATCTGCCTGGTGCGTAGCTGGCGCTCCATCTGCGCCTCGGCCAGGCTGATGAAGTCAGCAATAGCCGAAGTCAAATCAGTTCGGTTGAGCCAATCAGCCAGTGATGCTTTGAGTTCGGTGTAGGTGGTCAATGCCATTTAAACTGCCTCTTTTTCAAGCTGTTCCCGCATAACCCATGTGTGCTCATGCCGGAATTCAAATGTGCCAATGTGTCCGATTTCTTTCGAGACATCATGGTCAATATACACCTTGAAACCTAATTCCTGAGCCTTTTTACAAAAGAAGACATCTTCGCCCATGTAGCCACGAGTGTCGTACTGCCAGGGCATATCGAACCATGGCTCAGACATTCCTTGGAACACTTCGCGCTTGATCAGCATCACGCCAGTGCCAACTGAGCCAATCTCTTCTAAGCCGGTGGACTCAGGCATGGTGTAGACCGGCTTGCGCTTTCCATTCTCATCATAGTTCTGCGCCGTTGGACCTGTCGGCATCCTGCGCCTGGCGCAGTTGGTTGCCACGATATCCACGTCATGCGCCAGCAGCCGCTGGATCATATCTTGAGGGAATGTCATGTCGGAGTCGATGAACAGTATGTGGCTGCAACCCTCGCGCATCGCGTCAAGGCACAAGTCAGCACGCTGATTCTGGATCAGTGTGCCTTGCAGTATCTTGAGGCTAACAGCGTCAGTGGTGTTCAGCGTGTGGTACGCCACCATGTTGACCATGCAGTAGGTGTAGTTGGTGTGTACTTGATCCCGCGCTGGCGTGCAGACTGCAATGTATTTCATACCTGTCCTGGCCTCACTCTAAAGAACCTGTTATCGGGATCGTTCAACCATTTTTTCATGTAAACCGGATCATCCAACTTACCCTCGGCCTTCAGCTGAAAGTAGATCGACTCAGGAATGCTGGCGACATGGTGCCATTCGCCCTTCCAGTTCGCTCTATTGTCAGTAGCCGCAAAGTCTCGCTTGTTGGCCTCGATGACGGCAGTTAAGTCCTGCGTTGTCTGAATCGTTGCCTCATCAGTGTCATCGTTGTAGTGCCAGGTGCGGGTGATCCCCTTCTCGGGGCTTGCATCAAAAAATCGTTTTTCCATGTAAGTAGGGGAGGATTTCCCCCCCCCTTTTTCCTCTTAGTTGATTAAGAAGTGATCAAGTCAGCGCACAGGCCGTGAGCATTTTCAGCCGTAACCTTGTGGCCGAATTCGATCAACAGCATACGCTTCTCAGCGTCACCTGTTTTTGCCAATTCGATTTGCTGGTAAGGACGCAGGACAGTCATCTTTGCGTACTCAGGGTCGATGATCCAGCCATCACGCTCGCGCTGGAAGCGGTTAGCGATAACGGCCACGTTGCCAAAGTCGCTGACGTAGATGTCAACTGCACCGATCAACACGGCAGGCTTTTCGCCACCGTTGATGTTGAAACGTGAAGATGCAATGCCAGAGAAAGCGGACACTTTCTGCTTGTTGACAGGACCAACCATCAGGATTTTTGGTGTACCGCCAGCAGACCATACTTTTTGAATCACATTCTTCAGAATGGTTTCAGTGAAAGTACGCACGTTGCCGTCACTACGCGCATTGTTTGGCAATGTGCTGTAGCTTGGGTCAGCGCCGTTGGTTTGCTTGTCGGTGTTTGTCTTAACAAACGCGCCCAAAGAGGCAGTAGCGCGAGCAGTAGTAGTGTTACCAGCAGCAGCCACAGCACCATTCAAGAATGTGAATTCTTGGTCGCGCTTGAGTTCAGAGCCGCGCTTGGCGATCTGGTATGCCAGTTCAGAACGGCGGCCAGCCTTGTTAACCACTTCTTCAGTGTTTGACAAGACAATGGTTTTGCGTGCGATCTGAGCGTAGTTGGTCAAACGAACAGTCGCAACGACTGCATCGAATGTGCCAACGTCATCACCTTCCAACTGAGCATTGGCGGCTGCATCTGCCAATGTGTCGGTCTGCCACTCAAACAAAGTATTGCTGACGGTTTCGCGGCCAATGTTGGATTGGTACGGTGTTTCTTCGGGAGCGATGTTGGTGATGACATTGCTCAAGTCTTCACGAATACCCTTTGCAGAGTAGGTGGTGAACGTGTTACTTACGATAGACATGATTTTTCCTTATTTCAAGAGTTTGTAGATTGCATCAGCCGCGTCATCGACACGGCCAGTTTTCGCAAGACGCTGTTGTGCTCGCAATGCCTCAGTGTTGTTTGAAACTCTTCCCGCTGCACCAGGCTTTGCGGGTCTTGGCCCATTGTTCGTTACCGGCTTGATCTGTCCACGCTTGGACACCATCTGATCGTACAGCGCCGCTTTTCGCAGCAGTACAACCGCCCTGTGATCGAGAACATTCTTCAGTTCGTCAGGTGAGAATCCAGCCTTCTGGCCGAATTGAACGAGCATGGCCTTTTCAGCCGCAGCCTTCTTAGCGTCTTTCCACTCGGGAATAGCAGCCACCAAAGCCTCTTGCTCATGCTGCAACATCTGATTGTGATATTGCATCTGTTCCTGTTGCGACAACTGAGATAGGCGCTGCTTTTCGCTTTGAATAGCCGCACTCTTCTCTTGGTTTTCTCGCATCAACTCGCGCTGCCTTACCCATTCGATGGGGTCTTCTTGGTAAAGACGTTCCCAATCAATGTTTGGCTGCGTTGCCTGCTGAACCTGAGCCTCTAAAGCTCCTAACAAATGAGCGTATTGCTCGCGCTCGGCGCGAACCGCCTGCAACTCTGCCTCTGCGTGCTTTCGCACTTCGGCAATTTGCTGCGTTT